TCAAAATCCCAGCGCCAACCAGGAAAAGCCGGTCAGCCCTGATTGCGTGGCGCTGGCGATCTTGACCGTGCCAGCCTGCCCATAATCGGCATAAAAAGTGATTTGTGTCAGCGGGCCACTCGACGGCAATGGCGTAGCCACTTCGAGTGACATCGAAGAGTTCGCCAACGCGCCTTGCGCGCCGGTGAGATTCGTCGCGATAAAGCCCGCCGCGAAATATAGCTTGTTCGGAAAACTTGTCGGCAGAGTAATGACGAAAGATTCATTAGTGACTTGCGCGGCGGTGAGACCGAACCATGAATAGAAGCCCCATTGCAGCGTCGGAAAGATAGTGCCGCCAACGCTGAATGCGGTCGCGGGCAGCTTCCAATATCCATTTGCAGCCTCGTCGAAGATGAAGCCGTCGATGAAGGCGGTCAACGCCGCGATATTCGCGATATTCGTATCCTGCCGCTGCTTGAGAAAGGCTGTGCGATTCGCGAGTTGCTGATGCGGTTGATTATGGATACCCAGGCCGCCGAATGATGATCCGACGCCGTGCCCCTGGCACGGGTCAGTCACTTCAATCTGATACACCTCGTTGGATATCCATTCGGTCGCAGGATTATCGATTAAGCTCGCCATTATTTGATACTCAGAAAGTCAAGTTCCAAGTGCTTGATAAAGTCGCTATTGCCCCAAAAGCGACACTGGGCGTCGTCGATCGCGCGATGAGTGGTCCGGGTGCTTGATGGAAGGCTATGAGTGTCCATGTAACATGATTGTCGATTGTGTGCGTGCCATAGGTCGTCGCCCAGGTTGGCGCAACTGTCCCTGTTTTTGCGTCACTGCTGACGGATGTCGCTTGCTGAAAATTGCCATTAGCATCGACTATGATGTTCCCGACGGTTTCGACCGTCGATGCAGCCCATGTGGTAGTAAATGCGGTGATACCGACCGCGGCGGGTAGCGAGACCGCGCCGGTGTTCGCAAACAGGCCGAGTTCCTGAATAGTCATGCCAGCCGCCGCAGGGTCGGACGTTCCGATCGTCAGACCTATTGTGAGGGTTGTCCCCGCGACACTGGCACTGGCCGGAGCGCGATAATATGACGGATTGGTCAAAGCGGTATCGGTGAGCGACGCGGCCGTGCCATTGCTACCCCATCCGACCGCGCCGACAAATTGACCTGTGCCGAGATTCCCGAGGAGATTCGCAAGCTCCGGTTTTCCGGCATTGACAAATAGATTGTCGCGCTCACATTCCCATAACAGTCTACCCCGTCTGAACGCTCGGGTATGCACGCGTCCTTTTGGCCGGCGTCCGCTGCGCACATACCACTCAGCGAAATCAGGGTCAAAGATACTATTTTGCATTTTGAGCCACTCCGTTCACGACGATCGGTCCGTCAGCTACGCTCGGCTGGCTGCCTCCGCCGCAGAGATGACCGGTCGCGAAAAAATGTCCATCGCACATCGGCGCGATGCGCGGATAGCTGTCGTTAATCGGCTTCGTAGTCGCCTGGTTCGTCACGCTGTCGGCGGGCGGCGGCACGATGTCGGCGACAAATTCCTGTGCTCCGGTCAAAGTAATTTCATCTGTCGGAATTGGGCCGATGTCATTTATTGGCGGCAGTACAAACCAAATCGAATCGAGCCAGCATCGTTCGGGCTTGAAGAAATTCGCCGCGGCCGTGAGCTGCGCCAACGCGACCGCCGAGACGGTTTCGGTCTGCGACAACGCGAATTGCACGCGAAAGACCGCCCATCCTTCGTTCGACGGCCATGAGGAACCGCTCCAGGAATTTTGCCCCTCGAACAGCACCGCGTTCGGCCATCCCAGCGCCGCGAATGCGGTCTTGAGCGCAGCGGGCGTGCCGAGCGTTTTATGCAGCGGTATCGCTGATTTGATTAGCTGGCGAAGCCCCGCCGACCCCGGCGCGAGTCCAGATGTAATCAGTACCCACTCGGGCGATAGAATATCAAATTGCCATTGCAGGAACGGCAGCGCTTCTGCAGGGACACTGTCAATCCGATAAATGAGTAATGGACTAAGATCGATTTGTTGCAAGCGCCGATGGATCGCCTCGATCGCGTGACCGCGCACATCGCGTATTGACGGCGGGAGTTTTACTGACGCCACGTCACAATACCTCAGTCCCCACCACGAACGTCAGCGAGATCGCCGTGCAATTCGCCCATTGCCCCGCCGACAGATTCACGTCGCTCGGCGGCGAGGTCAGAGCAACTTCATACACGCCGGGTACCGATAGCGCCGCGATAATCTGGCTCTTGACGACGTTCCTTTGAATGCGCGCCGCAAGGTTCTGCGCGAGCAATACCGCAGCCGCCTGACATGCGGCTTGCGTCGAGGCGGAATCCGCATTCGCATAGAGCGTCACCGTCGCGGTGATTGAGTAGTCCACTTCGGTGACTGCATCGACCGCGACCGTGTCGGTCAGCGGGCGCACATCGTCGGCGGCGAGCGCGGCGAGCACTTTAGCGAGCAACGGGCTTCCCGCGATCCCTGCGTTATTTGGGGACGCCGCGGGTTGCGTGACTGGTCCGGTCAACACATAAACGGTGACCTGGCCAGGCGCGGGCGAAGTGACGAGTACATCGATAATTGAAGGATCAACGCCGAGCGCGAAAAAGCGATACGCGCCTTCCGGTCCCGCCGTCGAGAATTGGTTCGGCGCCGCTTGAATCCGCGCGCGCAGATGGCCGTCGGTTTCCGGCGACGAGCCGCCGTTGCTCTGACTCGTATTTGTCACCGACGCGATTAACGCGTTTGGCGCGAGCAGCACATTGATTTGCCCGGTCAAATAGCCATTGCCATTAATGCCTGCGGTAGTGCAAGTGGCGTTGACGCTGCCACTCGTGCCGCCCGCCTGAATCGTCAAATCAGTATCGGTGTCAAACACGAATTGACCGTCGGAAGTCCCCACTGGAGTTCCCGCCGGAATAGTGATTGGTACCGTGAGAGCATTGGCGAGCGTGAATTGCAGCGCGGTGGTTGCGGGCTGCGCCGCCAGCCGTGTCACGTTCAGTAGCTCGCCGAGAAAGTCGAGCGCGGGATAATTGGCGAACGCGAGCAAATTCTGCTCGCCGGTGTACTGGATGTCTTCCTTGACTAATGATTCGACATACGCGGCGAAGTTGATATACAAACGCTCGACTTGCGCCGGCTGAATGATGCGTCCGGTGATGGATTGATATTCGTCGATCATGGCGGAGACAATCGCATTCACGTCCAGCCCCGCCGAATCGACGATAAAGTCGGGTGGATCTGCTGGAAGCCCCGCGACGGCGGGTGCAGGCGCCTGTACAAATGCGACAAGCGTCCATGTCACCGAATTGTCTTGCGTGGTTGCATTAAGCGAAGCGCCCCACGGATTCGGCTTGTTTTGGCCGGTAATTCCACCGTTTGCGCCCGCTTGCTCGATATTACCGTTGTCATCAACGATAATCGCGAATGGCGCGACCGTCGTATTCGGAGACCACGCGGGATTAGGCATCTTTATCCCTTAACGCAGCTCGCAGACTCGCCTGCTTGCTCCGCCGTGCAACGCGCTTCGCTGGCGTCATCCCCGCATCCTCGTCATTGCCGCAGTTGCGATTTGCGCGCCAATCGGCACGCTCAGTACGCGCGGCTGCGCGCCCGACAGCTTGAGCTCCCATACCACCGAGACATTCAGATGCGCGCCGCTTTGCACGCCGCCGTCAATCACCGGCGCGGCGGTCACCGAAAGTAATCGCGCACGCGGTTCCCATTTCTCGATCGCGGCGGTCACGTCGCGCACGATCGCGGCGAGCGACTGAGTAATCGGCCGGTCGAGATACTGATATAAATCCGCGCCGAAATCGGGACGCAGAATGTCACTCCCGCGCGGCGTCGTCAGGATAATCGTGATACATTGCTCGACGTCGGCCACTCCCTGCACGACGCCGCCGATTCCCGCACCTGCGCCCAATCCGGTCGTTGAATCGAGCTCAAGCGACCAATCCACCGCCGTGATATCGGCCAGCGTGGTGGATTGCAGCGCCGGAGCCGCGATGATCGGCGCAGCGGCAGTGAGGTCAGGATTCAATAAAAGCAGGAGAGGCATAAACTTAAATCGCCGCTCCCCACACCCATACGCTACCCGCGATAGTGGGTGTGTCGGGTGCGATCCGCACCAGGAACGTCGCCGCGCCCTTGACCGGGTATTCAATCTCGACGCCATGCACGGTTCCGCTCGACAGAACGTCGGTGCTGCCGGTCGATTGCGGCTGGAATTTCGGCGAATAAAGCCGCAGCCCGTTGGGGTCCATTAGTACCACATGTAATGATGCCTCGACGGTCGCTGCTGAATACTCAGTCTTGAGCACGATGAGCGATTTGCCGAGACATGCGAGCGGAACGGATTCGTATTTCGTGCCGACCGGCTGATTCACGATCATCGGCGTGAACACCAAGTCGTCAGTATCAATTCCGATTCGCTCAAGATTGCTGCCGTCAAGCTTGTTGATGAGGGCGACAGTCAAGCCATTGGTGAGAGTTACTACCGATATCATTATTTTATGCCCGCGGCTCGCAGACTCGCCCGCGCCCCGCTACCGCGCCTCCGGCTTGAATTATTCATGGCATCACCTGATTCGGCGCGAGCGTATTGCCGCCCTGCGGGTCGGGATGGGTATGCGAATTAAACGTGGTGATTATGGTATTTACCGAATCGTTAAATGTGCCGGTCTTGAGTTTGATGTCTCCAGCCGCGGTCACTTCGGCGTCGCTAGCCGCGGTGATTGTGACTTTGCCGCTCGCGTCAATCGCGATGCTCGCGCCATTGACGGAAATGCTCACTGTGCCGCCGCTCGGAATACTCACTGAGAACGAATGTGACGAGCGATCGTACTCAAAGATCGCGCCGTCGCTGAATTGCGCGATCATTTGGTCTTTGGTTGCGCCTGCGGGCGGCGTATCTGCAGTGGAATAAAGTGCGCCAAGCACCGCGCCGTCCTCATCTCTCGCGTCCATCGCGCAGACGACCTGCTCGCCGATATCGGGCATCCGCCACACTTTATTGTTCTGCGAAAACGGCACGGCGATCTGCAACCACCAGGATGCATTCTGGTCGCGATCGGGAAAAGTCACGCGCACGCGCCCATTCGTTACGTCATGCGCCTTCACGATGCCCACGCGGAACATCAGAAGAAGCCCCCCTGATTGCGCGCATTCACGAAGTCGCTGAACATGCGGAACCACGGCTGGTCGAGCGCCGCCGCAACGTCACTCGGATATAATTCGAGGTACGACGCGCCATTCTTGAGGGCGAAAACCACAGCAGGGACGTTACAATCCGAAGTCGAGGGAGAATACAGTGGGAAGCCGCCCGTGCCGATGCACGATGACAAGCTTTGGGCCGAAACATATTGATAGCTCAGCCCGAGCTTCGGGTCGTTGGCGGTCAAATAGTCAGTCGCGGAGAAGCAACTCGCCGTCGTGCCATTGCCCGAGCATCCGAGGGCGTTGGATTGCTCGAATACTTGCTTGTTCGGATAGTTCGTCCGGTCATTGGTTTGAATTGTAAGATTCAGCGTCCCTGAAAGGCCGGTGATGGGCGGCTGATTCGGCGTGTCGGTCGTCGTGTTGATGATCTCTACGTTCGGGAAGTCCGCGATCGCGGTCGCTTCAAAGTGCGAGATCGCGCTCCCAGCGCTCGCGGTCGTGTAGGGCGACGCCAGATGCGCCCAATCGTGCGCCGCGCCGTTCGCATTGTTCAGCGCATTCGTGCCGTTCGCATAATCGACCTGCGTGCACGCGCCGCTATTGATCGACGCGCCCTCATTCTGATTCCAGTAGGTATATTCAATCGTCCCAAGTCCGGCGAAACCCAGCGGCTTGACCGACACGATTGGCTGACCGGGGCCGGAAAGCGCACCATAACGCGCCGCGAGCTTGGACATGAAATCGTCAGTAGCGTGCTGATAGTTCGTATCGCGCGGATCGGGAATATCAACTTGCGTACACTTCGCCGGACCGAAGCTTTGCGCCCAATACTCGGCCACATTCTCTACGATCCCCGAATTGGTGCAGAGGCCTGATGCGTAAATCCAGCTTGACGCGGTTGGCGGCGTGGTCCCGAGTGCATTGATACCGACGCTGACGCGTTTGCCCCAAATCCGCGCCTGCAAAATGTCGTTATCGAAATGGTCCCAATCGAAGACATCACATGAGGTTTCGATACCGAGCCAACTGCGATAAATCGCGATAATGTCGATTGCCGGAGCTTGCCACGCGGTTACACCAGGGACCGGAAAGGTATCGATTTGCGAGAAGTATGCGATACCTGAAGCGTTCCGGCGCGGTGCGCCGCTCGGATAGATCGTGGCGGGAATAGTCGCGGGTTGCAGCTCGATTTGGATTCCCGCGTTGACCGCCGAAGTGACGGTCGCGCTGGGCGTGCCGGGATCGGACGGCGACGCGGTCGGTCCGAAGTTCAATTCATACGATGAAATCGACGGCGCTCCGCTCCCCAGATTGCCGCTGAACAGAAAATGCTGCACGGTGCTTTGCGACATCGTACTGACAGTGGTTGTCGCGGTCGGGACGTTGTTCGCGGTGGTGAGCGTCGCATAGACGGTGACGAGCTCGTCATTGGCGTGCGCGGGAACACCCGCGTCGGCGGTGCTGACCGTCGCGCTCGCGGAATTAGTGCCGGTCAGCGCGCACGCGTCGATACCTGCCGCCGATTGCCACGCGAGCATCTCATATTCGACGACCACCGCCGCGCCCCATCCGGTGAAGGTCGGTGCAGTATCGCCAGTGGAATAGGTATGCGTGAAAATCTCGATCTGGACGGCGCTCGAATTGAAGGCTTTCGGATTCGTGCCGCCGCATGACGGCGCGCTCCAGCCGCTCGGCGTCGTCACCGCCGTATTGTTGGCGTGATAGACGATCGCGACGACTAAATCACCATTGTTGATTGTGGCCGGCCACGACGTCGCGATTGACGTGCTGCTCGCGACTCCGGCCCGCGCCGAGTCGAAAATGAAAGCGTGCGCGGGCGACGCGAGCGCCGCCAACATCACGACGGCCGAGAGGAATTTAAAGCTTCGGTACATTCGCGACAAACCCACAGTCATGGAAGGAACTGCCGTCCCAATAAAAGCAATAGAGGTCACAGCGCGACGCGGTGAGCGTGTATCCGCGCTGCGTCTGATTCGACCATCCGCTGCCGCTCGCGCCGAGTTCGCTATTCGTGAATCCCAGCGGAAAACTACCTGTTGCGTTCTCGCACACCTCAAGTTGATCGCGCGGATCGGTCGTCGCCGAAGCTGTCCTGCCGTCCGAGAGCGTAATGCCGCAAGTGCCGGTGCCAGCACCGGTGCAACACGCGTCCGGCGCGCCATTACCAGTGCATCCGCCATTCGCTTCGTTCGCGGTGAGCGTCACGCATTTGCGCGCACTCGCGTCAGAGAAGGTGACGGTATCCGCTCCGGTCAGATTCGCGCAGGCGCCCCAATTCTCAGTGACGCTCCCCGATGAGACATTGGCGCTCGCGGCCAACGTCGTCTGACTAATCGTGGACGGCAACAACGAATTACTAATCGTGCCCGTCGTGAGATTGCTCGCGTTGTTGCTCACTCCGCCGCCGAACGAAAAGGCGTGCGAGCTCGGCGCGGCAATCAATAGCAGCGCCATCACCGCGAGCCACGTCAGAATCGCCGCGGCCATCATGCGCGATTCGCGATCGCGCCGGAACGGGTCAGTGTCGCGATAACTCACGGGCGCACCTCTTCCCCGCAATTTATGGTCGTGCCAGAAGCGGAATAACCATAAAGTGCGCTCGTCGCTTCGGGGGTCGCGCCGGTGCCCGCTTTGAGCGGCGTCCCGGCCGACGCTCCGATCGTGGAATCGCCGATTACCGCGTCGTTAGCGCCTTTGTTGAAGCAAGGCGCGTCGATTCGGTTCACATTTGCCGAGAGCAACAGCGTCGGCGAACCGCCTGCGCCGAGCGTTACGTCGGCGTGCGAGACGAAATTCTGCGGCAGATTCTGCGAGCCGAATACTTCATGCGTGCCATATCTAATTGGCGGCTTCGCTTCTCTACTTTGTAAACCACATCCGGCAAGGAATATGGTTCCAAACAATATCGTTAAAAGTAGATTACGCATTAAGTGATACCTCATCTTGGATTGCTCGCTTCGCTCGCGTGCGCACGTCGCAGACTCCTTTGCTCGCTCCGTCGCGCAAAGCGACTCCGCTAGCGTCCCGCGCGTATTGCTCAGTCATCAACTCAGTCAGATTCTCTTTGCCGTGATTCGCCAGCGACGGACAGTTCAATCGGCGTTCGCCAGGAATGCGATCTCGGCAGTCGCGCGCATCCTTCGGCGTATCGCAGTAACAGAAATGATAGGCGGGAAGGTCACACGCCGAGCATTCATGCAGATGCTGCGCGGCCACTTCTTCCGGCGTGAGATTCCGCTCCATTTAATTGACGCTCCTGATTTCGATGTCAGTCGTAAAACCGCTCGCGCGCTTCAATTCGTGGCGCGCTTTATCGACCATGTAATTGCCGTCGAACACGCCGAATCCGCTAATCGTGATTTTCCTGCCCGCGGTGATCGCGGTCGTACCGGGCATTGAGAGTTCCCCCGTCGTCTGAATCATGTTCTCGCGATGCAATCTCGCCGCGGCTTTCAACGCCGCCTGCTGACCGTTCTCGCATCGCTCGACAATTTTCAGCGTGTCGCCGGTCGGCGGCGTGGGAGTCGCCGTCGCGGTCGCAGCGACTAATTGTTTCGTCGCCGGATTCTGATAGCTGACCTGCACGGCCTTGTAGATGCGTCGCGTTTTTGCCTTGAACGAAAAGCGCGTCACATCCGCGCGATGCACGATCGATGACGCCGACTGCTGCTCCAATGACGTGCGCGAATAGAACACCATCTGCGTGCCGCGCACGCTGAACTCGTAATTGTGCTCGTTGGCCAGGCGATGCAAAAACTCGAGGTCGGTTTCCTGATTCTGGCTGACGCGCGCAAAGCTCACGTCGGGATTCACCGCTGCGCCGAGCAAGGTGAAGCCGTATTTCTTCGCGACCTGACCGGCAATTCCGAGCAAGGTCTGATTCTCGTAACCGACGCTGTTCGGCGTGCGCATCGCGTCGGTAATAAACGCCGCGAGACAGCGTAGATGCATCACGTCGCCCGGTCCGCGCAATTCGACTTCGTCAACCTGGAAGCTTCCGCACGACACGAGCGACTCGCCGGCATAACCGATCGCGAGCGCAACCAAATCCCCGCGAGCCGGAAACCACGGTCCTTGCCAGCGTTTGTCCCGATCCTCGATTTCAAATTCGAGTTCCGGCGACGCGCCCCCCGCGTGAGTGGTGTAGGTCACGCCGAGCACCATCGATTCGATGCGCGACGTGATCGCCACGCCGCGATACGTCAGCGCCCATCCCGGCGCGCGTACCGGATATGTGACCGCCGCCGCCATTGCTACTTTGCATCTCCCGCGAGCCGGAAGGGTTTGCTCTTGCGCCCACGCCAATTCGTGCCGCGATTATCGTTCTCGCTCATCAAATGGAGCGCGACGATTTCAGGGATGAAGCCCCGCCGATTACGCGGCCATTGCTCGGCGTGAGTTACGTCGGAATGGTTATTGTGCTCGTCGTGAATTTCCGAATAGTTACTGATGCCGCTCCCATGCGGATTCCACAACTGGAAAAACCCGATCGGCACAAAACCCTGCTCTCTGACTAATCGCGAGCCGAGGTCAAAACTGTTTGCCTGCACGAAAGCTTGTTTGTAGAACTGCAATTCCGGCTTGCCCAGATATTTGATGCAATCCTCAAAGCTCGGCACGTTCATCCGGTCGATGCCGTAAATGAAGTCGCGATTCGGCTGCGACCGCTCGATCATTTCTTTCGCGCGCGGCGGCAGCATAATATCGGCGTCCATGTGCGCGACCCAATCGCGGCGTGACAGCTCGCGCAATCCCGCATTGATACCCGCGGCTTTGTCGAACGCCTTGCCGTCGCGATAGAACACGTCGGTGGTGACGCAGCGCACATGATAGTGCGAGCAAATATCCTGCGTGTCGGTATCGCCGGGCGTCGTCACGATCACCATCCCGTCAAACTGATGGCGATTGAACGGAAGCGTCCACGCCAGAATATCGGCGAAGTCAACGCAGATGACGACCGCCTCGATAAAGATTGACGGCCAGGGCGGGCAGACCGGCGGCTTCGGATTCGGCGTTAAATATTCAGTGCTCACGCAGTCTCCCACGGCGGCGTGTCATTACTCACGTCGCTGGCTTTTTGCAGAATTGGTATTTGCAGAATGATTCCCGCGTCGAACGCGCCGTATATCGGCACATTCGGATTCGCCTGAATTATCGGCCCGTACAAAGTGGGATCGCCGTAATAATTCCACGCGAGCAAATCCCATCGTTCGTCTTGCCGTGTGATGTGCTGGATATATGCGCTCGCGGGCATTTATTTCACTCGCTGAGGTTTCTGCCGCCGCACGCGATAGAAAGAGAGGGCGCATTTCGTGCACACGAATACGGCATAGAGAATGCCCTTTCTCATTTCCGGCTCTTCAAGCTTGATGAGTTCGCGCTCGCGGCAAACATCGCACTTCACTGCAAGACTCCTCCGACTGACGTATCCATCCGCCAGATCGACGTGACCGGCACATTATCCGCCGCCGGTTGCGGAGCCGACGGCGCGGGCGACGGCGGATTACTGACTATCGCCGAAGTTCCCGCCTGATTTTTCGGAAAGGTCACCGCGCCAGACGTGCTAACCGCTCCCGCGACCGATTGCCCTGGTGCGAGCGGACCAATCACGATCGCGGGCGGCGTGAACGACGGCACCGGCGGCGCATTGGGATCGACTTCCACGCTGCGCGCCCATTGCTTCAATTCCACCTTGAGCGACAGCGCGATAATCGAGCCGTCATCGGCGAGCTGGCGCGCGGTCTCAGCGATCTTCGTGATAACGAAATAGCCGCGATGCACGCCGTTGCCGAGCACCAGGGCCATCGCCTGATGCGCGCTCGCGGCCGCGCGAATCGTCGCCAGATCGGTCAGCGGTTGCGCGAAGGCGACGTGCAACAGCATGTCGAGCGAAATCGTTTCGAGCTCCTCGGCCATCCACTGCAACAATGGCGAGGATTCGACCACCTTGTGCTCGACATACGAATACTCGCGCGAGGACTCGAAAGTCTCCGGCGAACCCAGCGCCTCGAAAGTGATTTGGCCGAGCGTCGCGAACACTAAAAAGAAGTCCTCTCTTTGCGGGTTTTCTCGCGGTCAAGGATTCTCGCGAGTTCATACGCGTGGCGCTCTACCACGCGGAGCATCGCTTTCTCGTCGAGCATCGCACCGTTGATAGTCAGCGGCGCGTGAATGACTATTCCCGCTGACGCGCCGGGCGAAGCTATCGCTGCTCCGGTCATCAGCGGAGCGGCGACCGCAACAGCAGCCGCAACTCGCGTCGCTGCGCGAATCACCGGCGCAGGACGCATCGTGCCCGCTATCGTTTCGGAAATGGTCAGGCGATGAAGATCGGCGAGCGGTCCGGTTTTGGCTGGCGAGTGCGGAAAGTGGTCGAGAATTTTACTCGCGATATGCCATGCGGCTTTGAACGGATACTCCGCCGCCGACAGCATCCCGTCGCCGAGCATCTTGACGAGCTTCCAGCCCGCGGTTTTCATCCAGTCCCAGGCGCCGGTAAAAATTGCCTTGATTTGATTCCAATGGTCGTAAATGAGCTTGACCGCCGC